AGCGCCTCATTCTTCTGCGTCTCCATGTTCTTACGCAACACGTCGATATCGCTGGCCGCATGGGTCAAAGATGACACAGCCAACGCTGTCGCTAAAATTAACTTTTTCATCGTTTGGTCCTCTTGTTTGGTTGCTATTTGATTTCGACCAGTGAGTCTTTCCAGTTGTCCCAGAGGTCCCCGTCTTCCCCTCCTACGCGGGCCCATTTCGTTTCTAACGCGGGTAGACCGGCCAATAACCACACGTTTCCGTAAAGTCCGGGCTTGTGGCTGAACACGAAAGTCGGTCCGTCTTCATCCGTGGCGATAAACTTCGCCCAGTCCGGAACTTCGTATTCACGACCCATGTATTTGATGGTTTTCATGCCTGTCTCTCCCTTCGGGTTAGACTCGGTTCGCGCGTCGAACAAGACCTCCGCTTTGAAATCTTCGATATCATAGAACACGGGGATCCCCTGACTTACCGCGATCTCAATTTCCTGTTTTACATGGCGGGAAGCTGGCACAAGTTTACCACCAAAAGCCAACTTACGTGACGACCCTACAACCAAAAGCGCATCACACTTCGGCAGGAGGTTGTCCACGGGCAGCGTGGCGAAATGGCGAACCCGGACAGCGCCTTCGATGTGTGGCGTAACCGGATACCAGTCAGGGAGAAAGCCAACTATTTCCCATGCTGCGCTTTTTGCAGCTTCGATGTTTTTGGCACGCCCGGCCGATGTTTCTCTGCTGTAAGCGCCAGTTACGTACACTAGATGGATGCTCATATCAGTTACTCCTGCTTGTTGGTGAAGGGCCTATGTTGGTCCGATGAGGTAATACTAGCAACGCACGAGACGCACGTCAAACTTTATTTCGAGAAAAAGAAAGGATGCATCACGAAGAAATTGTATTTATTATTCCACTGAACCTTGATTTTCCGTCTCTTCCTTTTGAGGAGCTTATTAAATTAAGTCTGCCAGATCATTGATGAATTCACTTGTTGAAGACGCCAATATGTGAACTCCGTAGACATCCGCTAGCTTAAGATGAGCATCTTCAAGCGTGATACGCCCCCCCCTTTAAGAGGGAGATCAATCCAAGAGCGAATCCATCAAATCCATCACAGTCAATTAACTTTTCTTCCGTTGTGACCCAGCCCCATTTCTCCGTGGTGTATTCTTTTCCTTCATAAATTACCTTTTTCATGATTGTTTACCATCCTAATTAGTTGTTATTTAGCCACGACTAAAACATGAATAACATTCCTAAAAAATAATTACCACAACTGAAGGTGGGAGGAAGAAAATACGAAAGTTCTCATTGGTTTTTATTCCTCTTCATGGATCGTCCCGCCTGCATCCAAAATGACAACAGGGACAACCCTTCCACGTAGTCTTGGATTTAGTGATAGAACTTCCAGTGCGTCTTCTTTGTTTGCGAACACCGCCAAAGGATTAACATCTGCACCGCAGGGGGTGGTTTCGCAGATGCTTTTTCCAGAAACAACGGCCCAGTGGTATGTTACTTTATCTTTCATTTTGCACTCCTCTTTGTTTGTTTGGACTGATTTTTGGTTAACTGTATGCTCATTAGTATGAACCCTGTAGTTGGGTTGTGTCAAGCGGGTGCCAAAAAATCCTCAACGTTAGTTGGGGATTGTATTCATTCACCGCGATTCGGGTTACATAACCTTCAGAATTAAAGCTGTTGAAATCGCAGGCAAAAGGCATGCGCCCAAAATGAGTAAGTCATCGATCATATTATCCCCCAAATCTCCCATAGCCTTTAACCATGCAGCGTCCGTTGATATAAACGGCAGTTGTACCAAGCTTTTTGGCTAACACTTCCTCACACTCTTTACGAGCTGATACCGTGCCCTCATTAATTAGCATAAAAAAGCCAACTATCACTGCAAACAGTACCATGGCCTTAAAAGTCCTAATCAAACCACTCATGGCGTGAACTCCATCTTCTCCAGCTTGGCGATCTGTCTCTGCATTGATGCAATTTTGGCCCTTCTGCGTCTCTCACAGTTAGCAATGGCTTCGCCCAAATTGTCATACCAATCCTCACCCTTTGCATATTGGGTATATTTCCAATCATCGGTATAGCAAAGCATATTCGGGCTTGTTTTAGACACCTCACCACGAACAGCCATAATCCCTGTCGTCAACGCGAACTTCGTAACGTAAAAGGTTTTTTGCTCATCCATCATTCAACCCCTTAACTGTTATCCCTGCCCTTCTGATAGCCTCTGATACTTCAAATTCAGAGTAAACCCGATATCTACCGGAACCGTCGCAGCACTTATCCTCTTTACTGCGTGAAACCTCCACGTCATCCCAATAATCATCAGGCCCGCGACCTGCTTGAATCCAAATGAGATGTGCGTGGGGCTCTGGCAACTCCACCACCAGCGCCGCGCGGCTGGCTTGCCATGCCTCATACATCCTCTGAACTGAAGGGCTATGATATTCATCGCCCTCACACAGTATGCCGACGTTGGTCATTCTCGGGGATAGACTTACACCGGGAATAGATTCCCTTGCCCACTCCTCGAATTCTGTTTTAATTCTCTCTACACCCATCATCCTGCTCCTTTGCGTCTTTCAGCTTTTCGAATACAGAGTCAAGGTGCTCATCAAGGCACCCGTCAGAATCCACCACCACATCATTGATTGCAGAAATCAGTGACTTTAGTTCTCTTCTTGTTAAATCAATACTCATTTTGCATGCTCCTTAATAAAAGCTAAACGCTTCGGGTTTTGGTATTTATCTTCATGGAGGTATTCTTCAACATCATTATTAAACGGCACGCGTACTGACCCACATTGAAGAAAAAAACACCTTTCCTGATCTCTAATAAGGTCTGCATTTGTGCCTGCCTCCCAGCGCCTTAGGTTATGGCACAGGCCATAGTGTGTTTTGAAGACAGGGTGTCCCTTGCAACCATCTTGAACCCACGTCCACATCTCACGGTAAAACTGATTCAGATCTTTGCTCATAATTTATTCCCCTCATTTCTATGTGTGACTTTTTAAAGAAGAATGATAATACCACCCCCAGTGGGTAAATCAAAGTATTTTTGGTATAAATATGATTCTCAAACGCGAATTGTGTTTATGAGTTGGTGCGTATCTCTTTTGTTACTATTGTATCGTTATGCCAGCCCCCGTGAGCGACAAGCAATACCTCCTCTATGATGAATCCGTTACTTTTTCCAACACCTCCTGAGTTCCATCCACATGTCACTACATGACCTCCCGTTCTGACAACCCTGCTTATCTCTTTCTTAATGTTTCCCCAGAAGCTGGACTGTGTAGTCTGCATATTAACACTTCTTCCCAGTGACTTATAGCACTCTGATACCTGCCTCGGGGAGTAGGGTGGGTCAAACAAGACAAGATCAACAGACCCTGTGTCGAATAGTTGTAAGAATTCTAGTGCATCAAGATGATGCGTGGTGTCCACGTCAGGGTCTATATCATTTGTAAAATCTAACCTCTGATTAAAGTCACTGTTGTTGGCGAAAGGATCAATACAAATACCCCCTTCATTAACAAACAGCATAGTCTCCTCAATAAGCTTCCTCACGGGAGGAATAGAAAAAGTGTTTTTGCTTGGCATGGCCCATCTGCGAGTTATTTTCATTGGATATAGTCCCCTTGTGAAAAATTTAAGGCAATATCCCCTCAGAACAATGAGGGGAATTTTTCCTTGTAGAAGCTAAGAACTTCGTAATCAACAATAATGTCTTTTACCTTCAGTTTTCTGAGTAGCCTAAGGCCATCAACGGAGGTAGCACGTGACAACATGACATAGGCCTGCCCCGGGGTAAATGTTCCATACCCCATGTCAATGTTGACCTTGTCCAGCGTCAACCCCTGAGCTTTGTGTCCGGTTATGGCATATCCCATCTTAAATGGGTATTGTAAATATTTACCTATCTCCTTGTCCACAAGAACTTTCTTCTTTTCGACAGTCTTGACGATCTCCTTGCTCCCATCTGGGTTTGTTACTTCCCTCTCCACTGTAACTTTTTTTTCTTGTGGGACCTGAGTGATGTTCTTCCATTCATATTTTCCCACCGGCACAAGTTTCCCATCTATACTAACAATAACAAAGTTATTAGATATCTTAGTGATGATTCCTACGGTCCCGTTTACGTAGTCAGGCCCCCTTTTCTTATTGTCAGAGCAGTCATTGACAACTATCATGACCTTCAGGCCCTCTTTTAGCTCAAGAATCTCATCCACAGGTCTGTCCTTAAACTCTCCTTGGATAACAGCAGTAAATTTGTGGCACTCTGCCTGAAGTTTATTGAATTCACTTCTGTTAAAGCTATCAGCTGACTTGTTGGTTGTGCACAGTGTGACAGCATCATTTAGGGGGGCACCTACGCAATGTCTATTAAAATAATCCACAGCACTGGGAATATCCTTTCCTATACGAATATTATTAAGGTGTTTTGAGAATTCAGGGTCCGCTTGACGGTATACTTTTGGCAGATAGGCACACGTAAAATCAAGTTCATCCCACGTGGGTGATCCAAAGGGAACCTCACTGCCGTAATTTTCCCTGAAAACCGAAACCTCATTACTTTTAAGGACGGGCTTTATCTGGAAACCGTCTCCAAAAACAATGACCTGTAAACCTCCGAAAGGTTTATTGACCTTTCTGTGATATCGTAGCTTCATGTCTATTTCTTTTAATTTGTCACTCCTGATCATAGAGATCTCATCTATGACTATACCATCAATTGCCTCAGAGGACATAAGCATAGCTGCGCCTTTCGACTTTGCACTGTAATCTTCTGAGGAAGTAACACCAAAAGTAAGCCCAAAAGCTTTGTGGGCTGTTACTCCACCTATGTTTAGAGCAGCAATCCCGGTAGGGGCTGCAAATAGGAAGCTGTCATGAAAAAACTCCCTCAGTGTGGAAATCATCATGCTCTTACCACACCCCGCGGGGCCCGTAATAAAGACATTTTCTCCCTGCATAATGGCTGACATTGCCTCTTCATTTCCAATAACCGACCTTCCCATTAAGTACCCCTTGTTTTGGCAGTTTATCTCTGATTGTTGAGTTTACACATCAAATACCCCCCATGTCCACAGAAATTTATCTAGTAGACCTCTTGTAGAAGATATGATTTTTTATCCCTGATGTTTTTATAAAGCACTTAGACCAGTGTGGACGTATTGTGCTTCGGTGATAATAAGTTGCCCCGTGTGTTGGGTCTATGGCCCTGTACAAGGGGGGAAACTTTTGGAGCATCTCCAGCATGTTTGATATCTCATTTGCGGACTCCCAAACCACCCTATCTTTTACCTTTTTATGCCCCTTTATTGTCCAAGAGAATTGTTTTTCTTGATATACAACCTCCGCTACAGTGTTTGGAAATTTAGTGCTGTCCTTCTTTCTGTTTATGGTCACAAAACCGACAGCAAGCATTCCCAACTTTCCCTCTCCACCTGCTTCTAGTACCATATTGCAAGCAAGAGCCTTCGAGGGGCTGTCACCCCTCTTGCAAACATGTATCACCCTTTCCTGATTCGATTTTTTGTTGGTGGCGTTGGCTGCCTTAAACGGGATCAGGGAAAGGGTGAGAGATATAAAAAATAACCTCACCATTATTTCTTTTCCTAAGTCATCCTCCTGTGCATTATCAGGAGTTTTTATTCAACTCTTCATACAGGGCATGGACAGCCTCTCGAACAAACCACGGAGACCCTTGATAGAGGTTGACAACCGTCCCAGAAATGAACCCCCCATCATCTCCTTGTACCTCGTCAGGATAGAATTCCCTGATGTTTTTTACATCCTCCACAACAGGGTCCCCAGAGGACGCCTGAGTCATTAAAATAAACATAATACCCCCTTATAAAAATCTTTCAATTAACCAATCCACAGCTTTTTTCTCTGAATCGAAAATTAAGGATGTCTCTACAAAGTACCCATCTGTATAAATATCATCCTCGCCCTCTTCATCAATTTCTTCTATATCTACATGCCAACGTCCTTGCCAGTCCGTGTCCACCTGAAACCTAATCTCCCTGTGGAATTTGTTTTCAATCTCGTCCATAACTTCATCAAGTGATCTGTTTTCAGCATTTTTGCATTCTGTTTCCATAATAGCCTCCTGTTTTTAACTATTCGTCCGGCATTCTACACCAATAATACTTTTGCAGCAAACATTTTATCATGTCCCATGTATTACCCGCCCCCGGATACAACAGGGGCAGTAACTGGAAATCTTCCTCTTCCAACATACAGTCTGCGGGAATCTTTACCCAGCTGATGGGGAATCCCCCATTTGTTGGCGATATATAAACATCCCCTGTGTTTCTGTCCACCAAAAACCCCAGAGTGTCTTCAGAGAAAAAACGGACGAGCAGTGTTTTGGCAGCCCGCAACCTTACAGTGCATTCCCCAAACTCCTCATAATATTTCAAATCCACCCCGTTGCTATTTCCATAGAGGGGGTTTCCTATGATATATTCTTTAACAATTGACTTTTCAAGAATATAGTTGAATGGGCCAAAATTAGCATCATGTTGTCCCCACCCATTTATAATTTTTCTCAGGGTCATATTGTTCCCTCGTGGTTAGCTGATGTCCTGAATTTTCTCTCTGCTTCTGCAATCTGCCTAATCATGTGGGTATTTAAACCGGGATAGAGCATCTCTATGAGTTCCAGTTCTGACTCTTCTACACAAGGGAAGTTTTGAAACACTTCCTCTATGTCCGCACGGAGACTGTACAAAATGCCCCTATAACCCCCTTGACATAAACACACCTCAAGATGCCCTGTTATCAGGCTGAGTGTCATCACTGTGCACATGGTGATGCTTCCACAATCAACACGGTTCCAGATTCTTATCTTTCTTAGAGATAGCTCCCCTTCCATATCTTCATTCCCTTGAATAATATCTTCACCAAAATAGTAACATTCCTCACTGTCCTTGACCACACTAAGATTACCAAGGAAACCCAGCTTATTTAAATAGTTGTCAGTATTTTTTATTACAACATCATTAAGTGTGGTCAAATTCACCTCCCGCCATTATTTTTCTGAATAGCAACTCCCTGTTGGCAATATCTATTAAAATATCTGCACAAGGGTGGACCATCAATAAAAAATTAACATCCTCCTCCTCATAGAAAGGGAACCTAGGTAAAAAATTACGGGCCGGGATCTCTTTACCTTTAATGAACCCCCCAGAGAGGGAATAGAAGATTATCTCCCCAGTACTGAAGTTGAAAGTAACACCCCTGTCCCAATCCTTCGAGAAATGCATCCTATCATGATTACAGATTAGATCTAGATCCCCAAGGCCATCTATGCTCGCTCCCAACATGCTACCAATCCTTGTGTGAACAGCGAAGTCAATTGTGGTATCCGTGAGGAAGCTTAATATTTTAAGATCATGATGGAACTCTGGGTCTATTGCCCCAAGAACGTTATCCCACAAGGTCATATTTCCTCCTGCTTTCTAACTCCAGATTTGCTACCTCTTTTAGAATACCTGCATCTAGCTCGGGGTATGCCGTAGTCAATAACTCATAACCCTCTTCCTCCAAGAAAGGAAAATCTTTCATAAAAAAGGCAGAGATGTCCGCTGATACTCTGTGATTACGCAGAATTATTCCGCCATCTAAAAATCTAAATACTAAAATGGTTGGGAAAGCCATTTTTGTTCCTGTGAAAACAAAGCTTAAGTCATCGCTGAAATTAAACAGTTGAAGGCGAAGATTCCCAGCAAGCGGGCTGCATAAAAATGCTACATTGTCCCGCCAAACGCAGTTCTCTAAGGATATGCCCATGATAACATCAATATTTTTGTGATTTTTTATGGACACCCTATTAAATAATTCATCTTTTAACCTCATCTGTGTACCCCTCTCTGTATTTCATCTCTGTGTAGGATATATCAGTTAGTAGTCCAAAGTCAACCCTTGGGTAGACAGCTTGCAACACTGACATATCCCCCTCAGTAATGATCGGGAATTCTGGTATGTATTCGTTAAGATTTATTGATTCGTAATAATAGTGGTCATCTGACACGAAGTTGTAGGCCAGTTTTGCACTTGGGTTGAACTTATCAAAAACAAGAGAACAATTTGCACCCCTCATAGATACACCCCATGTGAAAATACTCGCCCTGACCATTCCACTCCCACAGCGACCTATCTTTACATCTAGCTCTGTGCACAGGTCATATTCCCGTCTCCTTATTCTTGTGGTGTGGAAAACATCACTATCAATACACTTTTGATTAATTAAAAAAGTGGTTTTATCAAGGATATTCTCTTTAATTCCAAATTTGATCATGAGTCTCCCAACAGTGGTCAATCCTTCAGTTTTCTTACATGTTCCCATTTGTGTTCCTCTTGTGGTCTTTAACACTATGCCTGTAGAATATACCCAAGACCTCTCGTGGTCAACTTATAAGGTATTTATTTCACAGCCCCTTGACTCCTCTGGATTACTGTGGGACTGTTGCATTCGTCCACGGCGAACCCCATGTAAAAATAAACAAAATAGATTGTTGACACCCACAGGGCAGTTGGTCATAATTGTCCCGAAGTTATCAATCAACATGAACAGGAGCAATATAATGAACAAGGTACTTTCCCCGGCAAAACAACTGGCGATCATGATCAAGCTGGCTGCAACGCACCACCAACAGCAATTCGACAAGGGTGGTCGCCCTTATGTCTTGCACGTCCTCAAGGTCATGCACTATCTGAAAGACAAGGAGGATGATGAGTTGAACTGTATCGCCGTGGGCCACGACCTGATTGAGGATACTCCGGTAGAACAGTGTGATCTGAAGCGTCTCGGAATATCCGTCCGTGTTGTTGATGCCATCACCCGTCTGACAAAGGTTGAGTTACAGACCCACGAGGAGTACCTAAAGGGCATCTTGGAGAGTTACGATGCCTGCCGTGTTAAACTGGCAGACCTGCGCCACAACACCGATATCCGCAGACTGAAAAAGATAGGTGAAAAAGACTTGCATCGTATGACAAAATACCACAGGATGCACACTCAAATTAAAGACATGATTCAGTGGTACGAAAAAAACCACCCATGTATGTATTCATTCCCCGGTGATTATTTCACCCAACGTGACGAACACATCTCTTTCATTATGGGGTCTCTATGATAATTATTGTGTTAGACGCACCACTGGGTCATAAGTTTAGTGATGACACCCGGTATCAGGTGTATGGTGTAGGTGACAGCCGTTTTGTGTTCGACGATGACTGTGAATCTTGTTTCTTGAACGATATGGACTGGGAAGAGGCGGTATTATCTGACGAGAATTGAAATCATTGATCGTGGAGCTGATGTGATCCTTGCAAGCAGGGACTCTTTTTTTGTTTATTGTCCCCGCAAAACCGGAAGTGATCACCTTCCACGGTGACAAACAGGGTGTCCATGGTTGAAAAATCTATTCAAACAGGTACTCTCCTCTTTCGTGTTGGAGAAGATAGCCTTATTGCATATGACTCTGTTGATGATGAAATGCTTGAT